CTTTCGGCACCCTTGGGTGGTTATCACCCAAAACGTTATGATCACGAAGACTAGATCAGGTTCCCCCACTGCTTTTGCAAGTGGGTCAATGACCGGAGTGCCGACCGGCCCCAATGGCGGCGGCACCCCTCGAGAAATTACCTGGCCAGAGTTGGCCTGGAACTCGAGTACCCAATGGTCGGAGAGTATCTCCTACACCCTCGGGAAGGGTCAATGGAACATCTGTGTGCATAGCAAGAACTCGGTTGCGCCCACGGCAAATACCGTGAATCTGCGCATTTACCAGAGCAATTACTATGCATTGCCACACCAAAGGTCTTGGCAGGACTGGGATTCAATCCCGGTGCACGCCTTTATCAATAGTGTGGTGCCTAATGAGTTCCTCAGTTACGATACTATATCGCCTGAGGTAGATGAATACGCGCTCGCCAGTGATGGCGTTGCCGCGGTTTGGCCCCAGGTTGAGCAGCAAATGGGCGAATCAGCGATTAATTTCGCTATTGATGCGCGCAAACTGCCCCGCCTAGCCAAACAAGCTCATCAGGCCTACCTGAAGGTTCGATGGTTGGTAAGCGATGTTGCGAAACACCGCTCGCTGTCTATCTACAACCTCGAGGTACTGATCAAGTCGTTGTCTGAAAGCAAGCTCGTTTACGAGTACGTGCTCAAGACAACCTACGACGACCTGCAGACGCTTTCGTCTGCAGTCCGTGAGGCTCGCACCGAGTTAAAGCGCCTCCAAAAGGGCGCCTCTCGCATCCATCACAGGGCGCATACGACCACGCTTCGGGAATACAAGGAATCGCAAGAGCAATTCCACAGTACCCCTTGGCAATGGCCGCAGTCGTACCCTGCATATAATGGTGATCGGAAGCTGCATCGCAAGATCAGCTATCCGAACGCGAGGTTTACCACGCACGTCTGGTTCTCCTATGAGTTACCAGATATGTCTCCGCGTCTGGCGGAGGCGGCAGCTATCCTAGACATGCTAGGGGTGAATTTGAACCCCCGCATCGCCTGGGATGCTCTGAAATACTCGTTCTGTGTCGATTGGCTCATCCGGGTGGGTGAGTTTCTCAACCAGTTCAAGTTGCCGTGGGTAAAACCCGTAGTTAAGGTCTATCGCTGCTGGACAGTGCTTCACCTCGAGAAGAGGACTGAAGTTCTTTTGGAGAAAACCGGAGGTTATCATACCTACGATCCGCTGACAGCGATACCACCAACAGTCATAGCAACTGGGTCCTGCGAATTATTCGTTAGGAAGCCCAGCACTTATGGTTTCCAGACATTAAAGACGTCTGGATTGTCCAAACACGAGATCGTGATGGCCGCATCCCTATTCGGGGCGCGACTTAAACCATGATCAAGTGCGAACCACACCGGTTCGACCATACCTGCCACCCTGGCGGGGTAACAAGAGTGGACGATAGTAGCCTGGGCTATTGTAAGCCAGGAACGAGGCTTTTGCCTCCCGGTAAACTGCTAGAGAAGGGCTTTCGCCCTACAATAACTGTATGTTTGCAAACCTCATTGAGGATATTAACGACGGCGCCGCCGACCACGACTACGACCTCCGGAAAACCGGAGATAACATGTCGGTTCGGAAAGACATCACTGCGGACCTGGACAAACCTGGTCTCATCACTATCTCCCACCAAACGGTGGGGAGTGGAGACAAGCAAGTCCAGAATACGCTCCTGCGCTTTGACCTCACGGTCGAACGCAGCGAGGACCAGGTGCAAGCACCTATGTCCTGGCATCTTGTCGGGCGGGTCCCCACGAAAGTGGCAACCGAAGCCCAGGCTGAGGCATTGCTGAATCAACTGATCAGCTTCCTCGGCAAGACGGATGCGAAGTCTATGCTTATCGGCGGGCACATTTAGTGCCTACTGGTTCGCTAATAGTGTCGTCTAGAGGGTGACCCTTTTGGGCCACTCCTTCAATAGTCGGGAATGCAAGCATGCTCCAAGACAGTTTATGGCAAAAGAAATCGCCGTACTGAATAAGAGCTTGGATTACGTTAATGTAATCGCCTGCATGCTCGATGACGTGTATAACGCATTGGGTATAACAGTATCACCTCGCTATAAGCGACTCACGACCACCAAGGTCGAAAATCGGTTACAACGCGAAGGCTACGGCTTCTTAACGAAGTCGTTGCCCCGTCTCGGTAAGAGCCTAGATTGCGCTCTTCTCGGCAAACAACGATTGGACTGCACTGGTTTCCGCAAGGAACCCGGTACTCAGATACCGAAATTATTCGGCAATCTGTTCCGACGTGTGTTTGACTTAAACGGGGAGGTGCTCCCTAACCCTTGTGTTAAAAGCATCGCATCACTCAGGCAACTCTGCTTCAATTACTACAAGTATGAGTTACCCAGAGACGAGAAGCTCGACCAGAAAGTGCTCGAAGCATTCAAAGAAACGGAAGTCGACGTCGTTGAAGACGTTAAATTCCTTACTGAGAAGTTCGGTACTTTTGGCGGTAGAGCTATTCCACCTAATCTTGGATCACTTGGGCAACATTGCCAAATTTATCCAGGATATAAGGAAGAAGTAGCACTATTATGTCGTGCGCGGAAGCTTGTTTACAAGCTATTCTCCGGGTTCGACATCTCGGGGATCATCCCTAGACACGGTCCAGGCGCCGTCTCCACGAAGGAGCGCGGCAATAGGAAGTACGTGTTCGACAGGATGAATCCTCGGGCGCAGATGGTGTTTCCGTTTGACGAGTATTTTCACGTCAACGCAACTCATCTGTGTGACAACTTACGGGCTATGCAGTCCGTTAAGTTTGAAGAGGCCTCTGCACGAGTTGTACTCGTGCCGAAGGACTCCCGCGGCCCTCGCGTGATTTCCTGCGAGCCACTGGAAAACCAGTGGTTGCAGCAAGGGCTCATGCGCAGTATGGTACAGTGGATTGAAAGCCACCCTCTCACGAGGTTGGACATAAGGTTCACTGACCAGGAACCGAACCGAATGGCTGCCATCGCTGGCAGCTATCACGGTGAGCTCGCAACGCTGGACCTGAAAGAGGCCAGCGACCGAGTATCGGTTTGGTTGGTAGAGCAGTTGTTTCCAGAACCCCTTCTCGGGGCCCTGTTGGCAACTAGGTCGTTATCGACCGTTCTCCCTTCCGGGGAGGTGCTCCCGCTCGCAAAATTCGCTCCAATGGGGTCAGCAACCTGCTTTCCCGTATTGGCGACTTGCGTTTGGGCCCTCCTTAGGGCAGGAGATGCTGGTGCAGACGGTAAAACCGTCTTCGTGTACGGTGATGACGTGATCGTTGAAACGGCGCAAGCCGCGCACGCGATCGAACAGCTCGAGACCTTTGGTCTACACGTAAATCGTGATAAGAGCTGCACCACAGGACTCTTTAGAGAGTCATGTGGCATGGACGCCTACTATGGCGTCGATGTCACCCCAGTCCGTTTTAGGACTGAGTGGTCGTCAAAACCCGCCGCTGGCCCGTACGAAAGTTGGGTGGCTTATGCCAACCAGCTCTTTTCACGGGACTATCACATTGCCGCGCGATATATCGCCGGCATGGTCGAGGCCGTTTACGGCCCAGTACCGGTGAACCTGGAAGAATCCTTCCGAAAAGCTACAGACACGGACCCTGACGGGCCGCGCTGGATCTTTAAGGCTGGCTATCCCTCGTTCACATTTGATAGCATGAGTATGCTAACGGTACCTACACGCAATTCAGAGACCCTACCTATGGACCACGTGGCCCACGGGTATCAAAGGTTGATGAAACGCGTTCGTACTGTCATCTCCACATACGTCGTTGACCGTTCGTGTGACGAGTGGGGCCTTATCCTCAAGTACTTCTCCAACCGCCAGAGTGGCGGCAAGAGTAAACTTAGGGGGCTCCCAGAGTCTGCGATTGAGTCGATCGTGTGGAGACTGGCTCAGATGAGCCGTAGGTCGCTACTTAGTGTAGCTGACGCTGCACCTGTGTTACCATCGAATGCGGAGTTGGCCGGGTTGGCCGACGCGGCAGTAGATGGCGATGCAGACCACGCAGTGTTGGCATATGTTAGTAGCTTGACTGGCGTATCATTACCAGTCGTACAACAATGCATGCGCCTTGCTACGATCCGGCATGCGGAGAAGCTAATCTATTCCCGTGAAGAACTTACGGGAGTTAGACGTGCGACCCTGCCTGCTGATCATACTAGCGCAAAGAAGGCCAAATTGGCCTTCGCGTGGCGATAAATCCTAGCCTAATAAGCCAGGTGCGTACCGCTGCTCGGC